GTTAAGAAATAACTGGGATCTTTATTTAATTAAAAGCTAGGCTAAGCCTCTTAGCCTTTGAGCGATATCCACATTTGCTGGAGATCCGCCTAATAAACTTGGGCTAACAATACCTTGAGATTGAGGAGGGGTAACAGCTGCAACAGTTGGCAAATCTTGCAACGTAGGTGTTTGTAATTTTTTAGCCTCTGACTGTATGCCGCCTTTTAAAGTTTCTAATATACCTTTGACTTCTTGACCCTCTTCGCTTTGCTGAAGCTTCTCAACTTCTCTGCTGAGAGCGTCTGATGCTTCGCCTGTTTCAACGGCTAATCCTCTAATACCGCCAAACTTAATAGTGTTAGCAACAAATTTTACAACTTCTGCAATAGAACTTTTGTCTGTTTTAGCAAGCATTCCAGTAATTCTTGGGTTTGAAAATATTGTTTTGTAAAGACCCATCATCGCAACTGTTGGCCAGAGAGCTACGTTAAATACGTTCAACGCAAGTGCTCCAGCTACCAAGCTACCAGCTCCCCCTGTTACTTCATCACTTACGGTTACTCTTAGTTGTCTTGCGTAACTTTTCAAAGATTGAGTCATCTCTTTGCCAAACATCGCTGTCAATGTTTCATCGTCGTATGAACGTAAAGCTCTTTCTAAATTGCCAGGTTTGAATATATCAGAAAGTTTGTTGCTTCCTGTTTGAACTCCGTCTTTTAATATTTGTTCTAAGGCTTGATCTTGTATGTCAAGAAAAGCCTCATCACTTACTAAATTTTTAACCCTTATAATATCGTCAGAAGACTTAGGCCTGAAGACTATTTTAGCCACTTCCTCTGGGGATGCAGATTCTAGCCTTGTAAATATATTTGCTTTTTGTATTTCTAATGCCTGAGCGCTTGCTTCTGCTTTTTCTTTCAAAGCTTCTGCAAACCTGTTGAAACTAGGCGGATAGTTAAGTCTGCCTGCGTCAGCCATCGCCTCCATCTGAGGTATTCTGCCAGCAAGCTCATCCGCAACTCCTGTTAGTTCTTTGGCCGAAAGATTAGGTCTAAGTTTAGAAAAATCATCCATCAGTTGAAAGAACTGATTTGCTCTTGGTCCCAAAAATTCTGATAACACTTCTTTGTTTTTTAACATTTTGTTAGCAAACTTAACTGGGTTAACAGCGCCTGTTAGTGGATCGTCAATTGAGTTATTTATTTGTTCTTTTATATATCTTCTAAGTAAGCCCTGTTGTAACGCTGCCCTTTTCGCCGATGGAATAGCTTGAATTAAAGCTTTGGCATCCCCAACTTCATTTAGTTTAAAGATTGCGTTATATACGTCATCGGCATCAATCTCTTTATTGCTCATTATTTTTCTAACTTTTGCTTTGTCAAAAGGCAAATGATTCTCGTAGTAAAGTTTATTTTCTTTTTTTAAATCTTCTATAATCTTTACAACTTTATTAGAGTCTCCTTTAATCGAGTGTAGATTGTTTGGAAGATCGTTAATTTTATTATCCAAAGCTTTAAAAGTTTCTTTTACAGCCTGGGTTGCATCTCCTGAAAGTTCTTTAATATCATGCAAGCCCCTAACAACCTTTCTTGTTTCTACCAATTCTTTTAAAGTAAATTCTGAATCCTCTTCTATAGCTTTTTTTAATTTTTTTAACTCATCAGGAATATTTTTTTGTCCTATATTTCTGGCTCTGCCAATTATTTCATCTAACTCTTTACCAATATCACTTAAATCAACAGTATATTCTGGGCTTAGTTTATTTAATCTATCGGCTATTTTTCCGTAAGCTTGTTGATGACCATCTTGTATTGCTTTATACGCTGCTGATATTGTCTCTTGAACATTTTGACCTAATTCTTTTTTTCCTGGTGTACCAGCATTCATTATCGCAGAATTGAAACCAGCTGTTTCATCAGCTAAATCTGAAAGCAATCTGTTTAATTCGTTTTGAACGCTTTTTTCTGCTTGGTCCAACTCTGCTCTTCTAGCTTTAAGCTCAGATATGACTCTTGAGTCTGAGTCTGCAAAATCAGAGTATGAATCTAGCTTAGCTCTTTTGTCTGCAATTTTATTTTTTAGCTGATTCAAAGCCGCAATATTATAATTAATAATTCCTTGCTCTCTTTTTGTTTTGCCAAAAATAGTTTCTCCAGCTCCTTGAAATCTTGCCTGAAGTGCTCGACCTGTAGTTCTTTGGCTAAGTACAGCTCTTGCGTCTAACGGTTTTATTTCTCCGCTTTTAATTGCTTTTTTAATATCAGATTCAGTTGCAAGTCTGCTAAGTTTTTCGTCTAGTCTATTTACATCATCAATACTGACGCCTCTATTTGCAGCCCAGGCATCTCTAATATTTTCTATTGGAGCCTTTCTGCCAAAGAAAGCTCCAACAGCTTTTAAACCTATGTCGCCAACTCCTTGAGCAACAGTACCAACCCCAAATTCAAACTTAAGAAGATCAGCTAATTCATTTGCATCTTTTTCTTGATAACCTTGGGCTAAATCTAAACCTTCTTCAGCTGCTTTACCGCCCGCAGAACCAAGTCCAGCTGCGATAGCATTTGATACCATCGGCGATTTAAAAAAATATTGAATGCCTTTTGCAATTCTTAACTGGGGACTTAAAGCCGCTATAGCTCCAAAAATTGGACCAACAGCTCCAGAGAAATCTGCAAAGTCTCCAGCAGTTCCCATTTTATTTTCCTCTATAACAATATTTTTATCAGATATTTTTTCTTTATCTAACAAACCTTTATCGGCAAGAGCTCTTTGCCCTTCTGGAGTAATTGCAAAATCACCTTTGGTTGTTTCAGTAAATCCAGAACTATCAACGTAAGCTCTTAAAACATTTTCTTTTTCTTCTTTTTTCTCCTGCCTGCCAAGAGCTGCTCTTAGTCTTGGTACGTTAATACCTGTTTCGTAATCAAAATATACTTTGTCGAAAAGCGGAGATGCTTCTCTTTTAACCATTTCGGCTCTAATAATTCTTTGCGCTTCTTCGGCAGATTTTGCTCTGACTGGAATGGTTAGATCATCTGTCAGTTTAATATTGTAGGTGTTCATTGATTGAACTCGCCTGTCATATCAAGGTCAAAAGTTTTGCCAACAGCTGCCATTGATTGAATATCAGACGGGTTAGCATTAATTATTGCTTCTATAATTGATCTATATGGAGAGATAGCATCTATACCTATATTTCCATAAACTGGATTTTGTAAAAGTCTATAAGTTTTTTTAACATTTCTTTGTCTTTCAAGATTACTATCCATTAAACTTCTTCTTGCATTTTTTAATTTTTTCAAAATTTCAGAAGGTTTATCTGTTAAATTTAAATCTCCAAACACCCTATCAACAATCTCTCTGTCTAGATTAGATATAGTTCTTCCTGATTCGTTTAAAATATCTCTAATGCTTCTTTGTTTTACTTGCTCAATATAGTTTGCAATTTTTGTTGCATCAGATACATTTGAATCAGACGCTCCCATAAATGCTGCTGCCTGATCTTTAAATCTATTTATTCTTCCTGGCAAACCAGTAATTGCAACTCCTTTTTCTGCTGCTTCTTCAAATAAAGCAATGGCATCATTCATAATTGCGACAGAAGCCCTGGACCCTTCATAATTTTTAATATTTTCATTTAGGCTGTAAGTCATATCATCTAATTTTCCAATATCAGATGGTTTTAAATCTGGACTTTGCCCACTCTCAATAGCTTTTAATAAAATTTCTCTATCTGCTTTTTCTTTTTCTAAATCTTTTAAGCTTCTTTCTTCAGCAGCCAAAGCTGAACCTAAAGCTAAGCCTGAGCCAACTTCTCCAGTTTTAGCTATTCCTTTTGATAGATTTGCTACGTAATCAATAAATTCTGAATTGTTAAATATAGTTCCAACTTGTTCTGGAGTGCTTGCTGATGATACGACAGGAGGCGTTGCATTTGATTTTTTCTGTTCTTCGGTTTTATCGCCTTCTTCATCTGTAATAGTATCTGCAACATCTTCAGCATCTGCTTGAGCTTCGTCAGCAACAGAATCTTCTATCTCGCTACCAGCAGCTTCAGCATTTACCTTATCTGCTTGCTCTTGATTTTCAAGGTCTTGTAATTCTTTGCCTATTTCATCTTCGACTGGTTGTTCTACCTGTCCTGTCGATGATCTTAATACTAAGCTATCCAAATCAGCGGCTGGAATACCCATTCTTAAACCACCCGATTTTTCTGGTAAAAGCCCTTGTTCAAAACCGCCTATAAATTTATCTTCACCCATCGGGTATCTTTCGCCTTTAAAGACATCTCTATCTCCAGTATCAGCCTCTCTTTCCCCTACAAATCCTGCAAGACCTCTTCTTCCTAAGTTATAAAGACCTTCGCCAAACTCGGCTAAACTTTCTATACCAACCCCAGCAATGTCTCGCAATCCTGTTTGCAGATTTAAATAATCTGGCAACATTTCTCCAAATTTAAAAGTTGACGGACTAACGCTTGAAAAAGATGCGGCTCGTCTTCCAATTGTATCTCTAATAGCTTCTTGTAAATTAGATCCGTATTCTACCTCTGGGTTTTGTATTAGAGCTTGTATTTCAAAAACATTTTCTGAATTTAATATTTCAGCAAATCTGCTTGGATCTACGTCATATACTTTGCCGTCACTCGCTCGATATTGATTAGGACCTAATACTGAGCTAGCAATTTTAGCCTGTTCGCCAGTCATCACATCTGCAAGTCCAGGCAATTCTGGGGTATCAACAGTTGTTCTTTCTGGAACGGTTGATCCAGTTACTAAATCAATCGCTGAGTTTGCCTCTGCTTCAGACATGTTAAAGCTAACGCCTAATCCTCTAACTAGGTTAGCTCTATCTAAAACTCCGCCAGCGTTTGTTATATAGTCTCTAACGCTTTTAGGAACAACGCTAATATCTTCCATTTTAGGAAGTTCTGGGTCTGCTGATGCCTCAAAAGATAAATTTCCAACTGGAGTCGATATGCTTTCAGAAATAATATCTGCTCTTTGCGCTGGAGTAACAACTGGAGAACCTGTAAAAGATTCGCCTAAAGATACTGCTGGATTTAAACTACCGCCTTCTTCTCTGGCTATCTGCTCGATAAGACCAAGATTAGCTGCTGGGTAAACTTCTTGTATTTCTAAAGGACTGTAACCCTGCTGTACGTAATAGCGTACAAGCTCAGAATTAACTGGCTCTACTTGAATCAGTTTGTCCGAAGGTCCGCCTGTTTGAAACATTCTCCTTTGCAGTACATTCATATTATTCCTTTAAGCGTAAGTTCCTCTATATGCTTGAGGCGCTCCGTATATTCCTTGTTGAGGCATTTGCGGGGCGACTGGAGCAGGAGGGGGTGGCATGTATGCGCCTAGTCCTTGTTGTTGAGGAACTTGATATGGTATTGCTGCGTTATAAAAACCTTGTTGCGGTTGATGTTGCATACCGAAATTAACTTGAGGCTGTTGATAACCAGTAAACATCATTCCGCTCCCATATCCAGGAGATGAAGAGGGTGTTGGAGCTGGGGCTGGAGCAGGAGCAGCCACTTGCTTAGGAGCCAAAGAAGCATATGTGCCAAGAGCTGTTGTTAAAGCGCTTGCATATGGATCTGGCGGCTTTCTATAATCTTTGTCTATTATGGTTTGACTTGCTTGATATTGCGGTGCAAATCCTTGAATAAATTTGGTTGCTTGCAACGGAGCCATTCTTTGTTGTTGTTGTTGAGCGAACTCTCTTGCAATTCTCTGTTCTTCAATTCCTCTTTCTGTTGCGCCAAGACCTGTTAGCTGAGCCACATCTTCTGCTCTTAACCTCTGACCTGCTGCGCCAAGGCTAGCCATATCAGAACCAAATAATCTTTGAGCTCCAGAAAGTTGTCCGCCAAATCCAGACTCTAATTGAGCTGCTGATCTAGCACCTGATCTTTGACTTTCTAGTTCTCTCAATGCTCTTTCTTGAGCTGTTTGGAATCCCCCAGATCTAATTCTGCTTAAAACGTCGCCTAAGCCTCGACCCAAAGATTCTTGTCTTTCTTGCGCTGTTAGTCTAGCTCTTGAGCCAAACGCTGATTCTCCGCCTCTGGCAATATCCGATGCTCTTTGCTGAATGTCTTGCATTTCAGCAGCTTTTAAAGTGTCTTGAATCGTTTGCTGAACAACTTGTTGCTCAAAAGGATTGTAAAACTGGCCTGCCATTCTTGGGTCGTAACCTTGTAAAGATTGACCAAGAAGTTGTCTAGCTGATGGGCCGCCAAAACCTAAGCTTGCTTGTAAAGAGCCAAGACCTGAGCCGTAAGCTTGTTCTGCTTGTCTTAAAAAAGGCTGATAAGAACCTATTCCAGCTCTAGCAACATCTCTCGCCTGTTTTTCCAGACCAGTTAGACCAGCTGTTCTTTGTAGAAGAGCTGGCTGATCTAAGTAAGATTTTTGCGCTGCTTCAGTTGCTTGCGCTATTAAACCTGGAGTATCGGTAGAACCAAAATACAGCTCTCGTAAAGCTGGATCTGAAATAACCTCTTTTCTATCTACTAGGTCTAAAACTGGTAACATCGGCTCAGCCATTATATTGCCTCAAAAATATTCATTAACTCGCGCATGTTTTTTACACCTTCTTCGCGTGAAGCGCTCCCACCCTTAACAAGCTCGATACCAGATTTGGTTTTACTAACATCAAATGCGCCTGCGCCACGTGTAGCTTTAGCAGTCATTACAAACTCGCCGTCACTTAACATCGCGGGTATATCATCTGAAGTACCAGTCCCTGGTCCAGCAGATTCACCGCCGTCTCGCATGTCAAGTTCTTCAATCATAACTGCGCCACCTTGAGCAAACTTTAAAGCTTTTGGAGCTGGAGCAAGTCCAAACTCTTCTCTAGTACCACCTGTACCTAAAGCTTTGGATATTTGATATCTGCCAAGTTGATCCATTGTTACTGCTGGAGTTTCTGCCAAGCCACCTGATCTGCTTTTAGCTTGATCGTAAGCTATCTTACCAACTAAAGCTGCAAGTCCACCTGCGCCCAAAGTGTTAAGTCCGCCACCCTCTTTGGTAAAAGTATCTTTAATACCACTTGCGCCACCTTTAATAAAGTCTTCTATCATACCTATTCTACTTTGACCTGATCCTGTTCTTGGATCATATCCAGATCTATTGCCTTTAATAAAGTCTTCTATTAAACCAATTCTGCTTTGACCGCTACCAGTAGCTGGATCATAACCAGATGGAGAAGAAGGCATTTGATAACCAGGAGAAGAGCCAAAAACAGGCATAAATCCGCCGCCGTAATATTGCTGACCTTGCGGCATGTAACCACCTGGCATTTGTTGCGGAGGCATCATACCGCCCTGCATTACTTTGCTCATCATACCTTTAGGGGTAAACAAACCACCTATTCCAGATGTAATAGCGTCTTTTCCAAATGATAAAGCTTGTCCTAAAGTTCCGCCAGAGCCTGCTGTAATAGCATTTCCAACGCCGCTAAGACCTACCTTGGAAGCTAAACTACCAATACCGCTAGCTACGTTGCCTAAACCAACTTTACCTAACAAAGATCCACCTACAGCGCCTAAAGCCTGACCTACGCCAGGAATAAACATCGCTACAGGAGCAACTTTCTTAACTACTTTTTTAACTTTTTTCCAAACTTTAGATAGAAATCCAAATTCTGGTAAACCTGTTAAAGGGTTTAAATCCATACTACCATTTCCAACTACGAATTGATTAGGATCAATCCCATACTTGGAAATAACTTGTTCGATTGCTTGTTTTAAAAGTGGGTTATCGCGTAAAGCTTGAGCTGGAACGACCATCTCATCTGGCGCTACGTGAGCCAAATAAGTATCTTCGTTTCTGCCTAAAGCTGCAATTCCTTCTAGTTGTTGTCTCTGTCCGTTGTTTAGCATACCTTGTTCCATATGTTATATTATCATTTTACAAGGTTATTGTAATATTTCCGTTTGTTTTTACCGAAATACTACCCAGTAAACCTTGGGCTTCGTATCCTTGAGGATTGGGTTCATCCATTAAATCAATAAACTCAGTCCCGTTAAATACTTGCAACACTTGGGTTGTTGTATTAAAGATTAGCGTGCCAAGATTAAAATTTAACTTATCACGTTGAGTAGTTGATAATTGCAAAGTATTATCAGGGTCTACTGCTCCTAAGTTTATCTCTAAAATTCTTATAAGTCTATTAAAAGTAGAAGAAGTAACGCCCTCTCCTTGCGCTTGCGGGAGCTGAGTTGGAAGTAGCTTGCTCATCTCCTTCCGTCAGTTCTGATATCTATTCTTGTTGCGCCGAGTCTCCAGCCAATTCCTAAATTACCGTTGTTTTCAGCATCATCATCTGATTCAAACCTAAGAACCATTTGTCTTGCTCGGCCTCTAACGTAAGCTTGCTGAGTGCTAGCTTGTATAGCGCTGGTAGAGTTGGTTGTTAAAGAATCTCCAGGAAAGTTTCTTGTTTTAACAACAATATTGACTGAGCCATTCTCGTTGTCATTTTGGATAAATTTAAAGTCGGGTATGATTCTTCTAATAAAAGTAAACTGTTCGCCATCACCTATATCAAAGTCAGAGCTTTCAATAAACACATTTGTCATCGGCGAGCCATCATCGTCAAAGCCTAGTTCTTGTTGATACAGATAACCGCTGCTTACAGCTCTAGGATAGTTTTCTATACCAGCATCTAGCCAAGCCGTTCTGCTAAGTTGACCATACACCCAAGTTTGTTCTGCATAATTATAAATAACGTATCTGTCTATTTCGTCGCTTGAAGCAGAGCAATAAAACCAACCCACTTCATTTTTATCAGCAATTGTAAAAGCGTTAACTTTAAAAGATTGCGTAAGGTTAATATCGTTGAATACGTAATTATGAACGCTGCAAGGCAAAGTTTGTACGCTACCGCTATAAGAGTAAAAGTTATTATAGCCCATCCAGTAAACAGCAGAAGTAGCTGTTGTTGCAGCTTTTGGCCCTACCAAGCCAGTACCCTCGTTAATTAAGTTAACCGAAAATGTAAACGGCGGCCCAACAAACTGCATGCTGTATAAAGCAGTATCAGTCCAAACCAATACCTCTTGTCTTGATTTAACGGCTCCAATAATTGAAGAGCCAGAAGATAATCTTAAAGATCCAGCAGTATTAGTAATTGTTGGCTCAAAATCTAAGTTGTTTTCTTGATCGCTAAAAGCAATTAACATAGGATCAACTGTTCCTGTTCTAGCTGAACCTGCATCATTAATTGGATCAGCGCCTAAAACAATTAAATGTCTGTCAATTTCTGAAGTAATAACTTGTAAACCAACCGTAGGCACTAAGTTAGCACCAGATATTCCAGACATGTCAACAGCTCTTGTTGTAACGCCATTGTTTTCAGTCCATTGATAAATGCCTCCACCCCTAACATTTATAATTAAGTTTTCGCCAAAGTTATCATGAGTCCAAAGTCTTAACTGATTAACTACAGACAAAGCAGTAACAGAACCAAAAGTTCCTTCGCCCCATCCATTTAGCCCCCACCCAGTTCCAGGAACGTAAACATCAAGACCTACATTTATTTGGTAAGTTCCAACCGTAGAGCCTCCTCCATTGCCGCTGTCACTTGCGCTAGCTGTTACAGTAGCTCCGCTAGTATCCTTGGCTTCTATTGTATAAGAGTTAGCATTTACGATTGTCGCTATTTGGTATTCTTGATTAAGTACGGTAGCAGTAATATTGCCGCCAAGAGAGGCTGCTCCAGAAAAAGTTACAAAGTCATTAGCAACTGCTCCATGAGCTGTATCAGCGACAGTAATTGTCGCATCACCATTGGATGCAGAAAAAGTAACGTCTCCAGCGCTAGTCGTAGATCTTATCGGGGTGATATCATTAAAAGAAGATCCTTCCTCTATATAGTATTTCCAAGTTGTGCCTAAGCCTAAGTATTTAGTTCCGCCCAAAGCCACCCAAGCATGTAAAGCCCTGCAAATTCCTAAGAAAGTATTAAGATTTTCTTTTGCCCAACCGCCAAATTTTTCTGGCAAGCCTTTTCTAAATCTTACAAGATTAATATCAAACCAACCGCCTTCGTTACTATAATCAGTTCCTTCTCTATTTACCCCTGGTTTAAATAATGTTTTTTGTAAACCCATTTTATATGTGTTCCCAGCTTTTACCCTCAAACATCAAAGCTTCAGCTTCTCTTCTTCTTGTAAGACCAGCTAAAACTTTGCCTTTTGCCTTATTCCATCTTTTCATTTGAGCGGGAACTTCGTCGTATTTACCCTCGTTTAAAACTCTAAGCATGCTAGATTTTTTTAAATTATTTGGTCCTAAGTTGTATGTCCAAGAAACCAAAGAATCAAATTGGGATTGATTCATCGGAACAGTTACCAATGAATTAACATAATGTTCATACTCATCATCAAGCTCACGCCATAACATAAAGTCTGCTTTTTCTTCAGTCCACTTATCACCTTCTTGTACATCTTTGGTATGACCATATCCTATAGTCCAAACTCCCGCAGCACATTGGTAAGCCTCAAGCTCACAGCCTTCAAATTTTTTTATAAGCTCAAAACCTTTGTCTGAAGTGTGCATTAGTTTCCGAATACGATTGTTACAAAAGCGATGAATAAAGTTCCTATAAAACCAAAAGTCCCAAACATTGCTATTCTTAGAGTTTTGTTTAAATCGTTCATTTCTTGCTTTATCTCTGCTGTTTCTCGAAATATAGTTTTCCATCTTTCCTCGCATTTTGCTTCATGAGATTTTAAATCTGATGCAACAGATTGAACTGTGGTTCTATTCGCCATCTTTTTTATCACCTGAGTTGGAAGCTCCAAAATAAAACGATATAACTGCCGATGCCAATCCACCCAAATATCCTAACACTAAATTAATTAAGGCTTCAGAATTTTGCTCGGGCGGTTGTAAGGTTACTAAAAATATATAGCCCATAAATCCACCAACAACAGCAATACCCATAATTCTAGCTGTCCAATCTTTGTTAAAAGTTTTTCTAGCGTCTTGTTTTTCTACTGTTTCTAGCCTAAATATATCTACATCAAGCTCTTTCATTTGAACTTCAAACTGTTGTTCAGCTTTTTTAAGCTCTAACATTTGTTCTGGAGTAGCCTCTTGTATAGCTTTATTAATAGACTTTGGATCTGATTGACAGCCAAGTACACCAGCAATAACGGACGCTGCTTGACCACCTAAAGGCCCACCTAATGCAGATCCTAAAGTTGGAGCAAGCGCTCCTACTACATTTTTAATTAAACCAAATTTCATAATTACCCCGCTAATGGATTTTTATCATTCATTTTTGCTTCTATCTTATCTACTTCTTTGTTCAAAGATTGAATGTCAGCTTTAATTGTAGCTATATCTGTTTTTATTTCAGTAACATCTGGAACAGAAATGCCGTCTATTTGTTTTTCTAAATACTGTACAGACTTTTCTATACCTGCAAATCTTTCTTCAATAACTTTTTGTTTTTGTTCAGTATCACCTATGCCACCTATTTGAGCTTCTAGATTATCTAGTCTATTAACATATTGAGCGCCCTGATAACCGAAGCCAGCGAGTGTTGTAACAATACCAGCAAGAGCTATAAGTTGCGTTGTTTTATTTTCAAACCAATTCATTTCAACCTCCTAAAGAGTTGGTTGCATTTGTTTTAATTCAGTCAAAGTTTGTATACTTTGTCCTGCTAGCCCATAAAAAG